CGTTTATAGCCATTTGTTATTATTATTAAAATAAAGGAGGCGTTAGCCTCCCTTATAGTATTACATGTTAAGAGAACTTTTTCTCTATAGACTGAAAGACTTGAATGCCTTCGTCTGTCTTGAAGAAAGATGCCATAGCTGAGTATGGGTTTTCGTCAAAAGGTACTGTCATTAATTTTCTACCATTAGAAGCCCAAGTAAATGTTCTTTGGTCATCAGCTAATTTAATTATATTAGCTTCAGTCGCTCTAATTGCAAAGTTTCTAAGTTGAACATTGTCATCATTAGCAAGATCTAAGAACAGCTTAGGATTGTGCTTAGCGAATAAGAATAAATCTCTTTTAAGCTCTTTAGAACTCATGTCTGATACTTTAGATCCCAATTCTACGCGTAGTATAGCTTCACATTGATCAATTTCAATGTTTTTAGCAACATTCATAGCCTCTAATTCCATTTCTAAGTCAAACAAATCATCTTTAGCTAGTTCAATTTGATCTAACTCTTTATATATTTTATTCTTTAAAGGATGATATAGTGATAATATTTTTTGTAGTACTTGATTTCTTTTAGGTACAAACAAAGATCCATTAGTAAAAACAATATGACCTAGTGTTACTTCTCCATTTTGCTCATCTTTAAAAGGTGAGTTTTGATTAGTAGCGTATCTTAATTCTCGCTGATCGTTTGTTACTTCGTCATAATGAAGCAACGCGTGTCTTAATGAATGTCTAGATGGTATTTTTAATGTTAATGGTTTTTGATTACCTGTTGTTAAATAAGTTCTATCTTTAATTTCCCAAGACGGATCTTGGACTACTTGTTTTTTAGCCATAATATAATATAATTTGATATTTAATGAAAGTAAGTATTACCCCCGTCAGTTCAACGAGGGTAAATCTTACTGTAAATTACACTCCTTTAAAGAGTACAAAGTTATTAGCAGCTTGTACTACTAAACATCTTTCAGATAGGAAGTTAACCTCCATTGCATCAAGACTAGAAGTAAATGCACCTCCAGCTGATCCAGTCAACCAAGACTTCATACGGCGATCTTCAGTTTGTGAAGCTCTGTATCGTACGTGTAAGAATGGACGACGAATGTTAGTTCCTAAAATTTGATCATAAACTGTAGAAGTACCAGCCGGCACTAAAACACCTTCAATTGAAGCTACACCTGTGATTGCGCCACGAGTAGAAGCATCATTTAAGTATTTCCAGTCGGTCTTATAGAAGTCATAAGATCCTCTACGGAAACCGCTAAACCCTAGGTTTAATGCCATTTCTTCAGAGTTTTCAAATAATCCATAAGCAGTACCACCTTGAGCACCAGTAGAAACACCAGCTAGCATACCGTCAATTTCCAAAGAAGTTGCACGATTTAAGAATAACATGTTTTCTTCAATAGCTCCTTGAGTATCTAGATTTTTTAAGATATTATCAAAGTCATCTAAGTTAGCTCCGCTAAAAGCAACCTCAACGTTTCCTCTGTCAGCTACAGCCGCGAATAAACCTTGTGTACCTTTATAACCGTCAGTTAAAGCTTGTGAACCAGCAGCTGCTAATTCTCCTTCAACTACACTCATTTCTAAGTAATCTTCAAAACGTAAACGAGTTTCAGATTCAGCCTTTAAATACCATAAGTATCCAGATGTTCCATCTTCAGTAGCAACTTCTACCCATCCAATTTGAGACATATCAGATCCGTTGATAGAGTACGTGTTACGAATAATAACAGGTGAATTACTAAATTGAGTAAACGTAGGGTCAATACTAATGTTTTCACCCTTTGTAGTGATTTCACCGGCACCACCACCCCAATTCGTGATTGAAGATCCTTTGCCAAATTCAGAACCATATACAAACATTTTAACTCCAGTAGCAGCAAGAGAGCTTGTATCAGCAGCTGTGTAAGGTGCTACAACTACGTTTCCATTTACTGGATGCGAACCTGTAACTACAGCTTTTAATTCAGCTCCAAGTCCATCCAAAAGAACAACGGTTTGTCCAGGAGAAACTACGTTTTGAACTAAAGTTCCATCAATAGCTGTACCTCCAACTGGAATACCAATAGTATTTGTTCCACTTGTGTTAGTACACGCGTCATAGGCAATATGCAGTCTGTTTTGTTCTGACCAAATAACTTGATCTGACGTCATTGGCATTTCAGCTCCAACCATACGCAAGAATCCAGAAAGAGTTCTGTTTCCGTAACGCTCTACTTCTTGTTCGTAGATTTCAGGTAGATACTGTTGTGCAAAATCTTTACCAGTTCCAGTGTTAAACTGAAGATAGTTAGATTGTAGTAATTGTTGTGATTGCGACGGTTTAATCGTCCCAAAAGTAGGGGATAATGTTCCCATAATTTTTAATTTTTAATTGTTAAATTTTTTTGTTTTAATCTTAAGCTTTGAAGAATCAAGACCACTAACTGCCTTCACTTTAAATCCATCAATAAATACATTGCCATCTTGTGTTTTTCTAGGCTCTGTACTTATATTTTTAGACTTAGCTAACTGGTTTTTAATTGCATCGGTTTTACCTTGCTCATAAAAATGTTGTGCTATAGTATCAGCGTTGCGCGCTGCGTATAAAGCCTTATGATAACCTTTTGTATCAACAACTTCTCCTTTATCGTTTAAGAACGTCTTAATGAATGTAGAAATGTCTTTTTGGTTATCTGCAACCTTAACAGGATCTTTAACGCCATATCTAAACTTTTTCTCTCCAACTTTAAAATCAAAACCTTTGAATTCTTTGTTAAGAAGTTCGTCTGTTTGGCTACGGAACCTTTCTTGGTTAACTTTACTGAGCTCTTGCTCTTCGGTGTATCGGTTAAAAAAGTCTGTAGCTTTTTGTTGCTCAGGATTAATCCCAGGTCTCAACTTGATCTCTGCGTAATATTTATCCTTAAGCGAATCCAAATAGCTTTTAGCTTTTGCAACCTCTTCTTTATATGCAAGTTTTTTCTTTCGAATATCTCTTGCTTCGTCTAAATCCTCATCAAAACTAAAAGAGTCTTCTATTACAAAGTCAATTTCTTCTGAATTTAAATGTGGTTTAGCTTGTTTATAATATTCTTTTAATAATGCTCCTCCGTCAACGTCGCTATAATCAGCATTAAGCCTAGCGTAGTCGTCAATAGTTCCACCAGTTTCTTTCATAAACTCAATAAGTTTATCTACATTTTCTGGGTAGTCTTGTGTTTGAGCTTGCGGTAATACTTCTTTTTGTTCCTGTGGGGTGTCGGGACCTTCAGTGCCTCCAACCATTGTGACCTCTTCAGGGTTATCGTTTTCATCTTCTACTAATTCTAAAGGTGATTCTACTTTTTCTTTGAGATCAATTTTAGTAACTTCACTGGAGTCGCTCCGTACTTCTTTTTCCACTTCTGGTAGATCTCTGGCTTGTTTATCATCAACCACTGTTTCTGTTTCTCCGACTTGAATGGCATCTTCTTCTGTTTTTTTACTTAAATCTATCTTAGTGACCTCAGGAACAATGTTTCCTTGGCCTTTAATTTTTGGAGTTTTCTTTTTTAATTTAAATTCTCCTTCTGATTTTACTTCTTTTGTTTCTGACATAATATAATATAATAAAAATTAATAATCCCTATCTTGGGGTAAATTGCTCTAAACCAAATCCATCTAAGTTGTCGTTACCTGATGATTCAAAGTTTTTAGGTAGTAGATCGTTTTGTCTTTGATCTATAAGTTCACTCTGTTGAGTGCCTTGCATTTGTAATCGTTTGTCTTTTCTATCTTCTATTTGGGCTTCTTTTTGAGAAGTTACTTGAGCTTGCATTTCAGCTAGTTTCATTTGATATGAAAACTCTTCAGCCATTAAACCTCTTTTTATTTCAGCCTCTTGTTCCATACGCTGTATTTCAAACTGAGATTTAGCCTGTTCTATTTGAACGGTTGTTTGAGCTAATGCTTGTTGTTTTTGAACTTCAGCAGCCGCAGCTTTTTCAGCAGACTCAGCATTAGCCTGAGCTTGAGCTTGTATGTTTTCCATTTGAGCTGCTCTTTCTTCAGCTGCATTTTCTGATTGTCTAAACTTTAAAAGCGTATTAGCCAACTTAATATTTTGTATCTCTCTAATATCTATAGCGTCTGCTAATTTTATACTACCAGCTTGTAGTGCTATTTGTATACTTTTTTCTAATTGAGCTTTATCTTCTTCATCTGGTTCTAAATCTAAGAATATACCAAACTCGTGAATAGACAATGTGTCTATTTCTTTCAAAGTAGCTGTATTGAACGCGTTTATACTATTCAATAAAGAAGCTTTAGTTAAAGGAAACTGAAGCATGTCGCTAACTCTTAAGCTAACGTTTTCACAAGATCTTATAGTTAGATACATTAAAGACTGTAATATATGTCTTGTAGCTGTGTTAGAATTAGCTGCTGCTAGTTTTTGTAAACCAACTAATGCGTTTTTATCAGGAGCACTTCCGTCTCGAGCTTCGTTTAATCCTGTTACATCACGGATCATCTGTAGATAATACTGATACGTTTGTATCATAGCTTGAATCTTAGAAATACCAGAAGAGCTTTGAAGCTCTTGAATAGGTACTTTACCTCGATTCATTTCACCGTCTTGAGTAAGCGATCTACCAACTATAGTACCAGTCTGGAAATACATGTTTAATGCTTCTGCTGGATTATAGTTAGTTCCATTACCTAAGTCAACCTCAGCTAATCCATCTACATCTACATAAACTCCATCAGGAACTAATCTAGCTAAAACTTGTTGTAGTTTTAAATGAGTTAATTGAATCATGTCAGCAAAACTAGTTGTTCTACTAACTATAGATTCTATTCTACCTTGATACATTCTAGGAGCTGAAATACAATAATTCATATTAACTCTAGTAACGTCACCGTAAGGTCTTGTCATGTTTTCCGATAACTTCCACTCTAGCATAGTATCTCCCATACCTAGTATTTTAGCTCCTGTGTATAGGACCTCTATAGATCTTGAAGCCCTTTCAAAATTATCATTAGGTGGAGGATTGAACGTGTCTTGTTTTTCTAAGGTTTTTTCTAAACCTTGTTCTGTTTGTTTTATTTTAAATACCTGATCTTGATATGTTTTGTATTCAAAAAACAAAACTTGATGTTGATTGACATCGCTATTAACTTGCCAATCGCTTTGAGCATAGTTTTGACGACCAGGATATTTTTGTATTTTTTCTAACTCTTCATTGGTTAAACTAGGAAAAAGCTTTTTAATCTCTGGAAGTGTTAAGCTCTTTATTTCACCAACATAATATATATCTTCAAAATTAGGATCATCTGTAGCTGAATAAACTAGATTAGCTGGATTAACATAATCTATAGTTATACCTTCTGATAAATTAAAACTAGTTTTAACAGCAGATATACCTAGCACCGTTAAATCATATGCAAGTCTTTTCTTTGTTTCGTCAAACTTATTAGCATCTAACACATTATTTATAACCTCCTCCTCTGCTATTTCTATGCTTTGCTTATAATTAAGCTGCATGAATAAATCTAATTCGTTTTGATCTCTTGGCAGATTGTCTGGATCTGTAGACGCATAAAAGTTTTGACCTGTAGCTTGAGACAATTGATCAATTGCTGCTTTGTTTTTTATATCACGCATAGCATTAGACGCGAAGTCAGTACGTTGTTTTAACGCAAACGGATCAGAAGCAAATGAATTTAATTCGTATCCTTTTTCAGTCATACCATTGACCACTATGTCTACGAACTTAGATAAAACAGGTATTGGCTTCCAGTCTAAATTTAAATAAGATAAATCACCATTATTTGATAATTCATCCTTGTACTTCTGTATTGGCTGCTCACCTCTAGCATACAACCTAAGTCTATTAAAGTTTTGGAAATTATAGGAAAACCTATTTTGTCCACTGTTATTTCTAAACCACTCTTGTTCAATAGCGTTTCCAACAGCTAAACCATATTCAAATGATTTCTTTTCTTCTTCAGGTACTACCTGATCTGGAAAGATGCTGTTATTGTTAGTATAGACCATTTATTTATATTATTTTTGAATTTGCACCTGTATTATTATATTTTCTAAATCCTAAAGACACTTTAGAGATCGTTCTTTTTGCTACAGGTGAATATCTATGTTTATTACATGCCATTATAGCTAAACCAGAGCTTATCGAAGCATCGTGTTTTGTTCTGTTATTTATATTAAACTTAGCCCAGTCTTCTAATGTTCTTTGAAAATACGTATCACCATATCCGTCGGTTGTTAGTCCCACGTAGTTTTCTATATAATCTTCAATAGCAGCTGCATGAGCTTGCTTTATATCTTCACTTGAATTAGGTATTCCACCTATTTCTCTTTCCGTTACTGATAGTTTATGCATAACTCTATCAGGTCTATTCATTGAATATCCTCTGTAACCTCTTCTTTTTATATAATATAATAATCTAGGCTTATTGTTCTCTGCTAATATAGGCATACCGTAAAATACTAAAGCCATTAAAACATCTTCAAAAAATATATCAGCAGTTTGTGGTCTTGATATGTATTCTAAAAAAAATAAGTTTGGCGGTACGTCTTCCATAGAAAACTTAGTTAATCCATGCAAAGATCCTTTAGAACCCTTACCGTCAACAGTACCAGATATATCATAACTATCACATCCAAACGCTCCGCAGTGTTCATTTCCTGGATATTTTATATTGTTTTTTATATTGTATCTATTCTGTAGTCCAATTGGAGGAACCCAACTAACTAAAAACCTGCCGTTTTTATTAGGAACAAACAATACTCTAGTATCTTTAATCCCACCTTCCCATTGAAAATTACCCTGTGTAACAACATTAGTATTACGAAGATCTTCATTATAGTCTATTTGCTCGTATATTTTACCTAAATTAAACAAAGATTCTTTAGCTTCGTCTCTAAAAGCGTGTTTCTCTGTTCTTGGGAACTGTCTATAGTATTCGTTTAAACCATCTTGGTCGTCGTGTAGTCCATCTACTTCGTTTTCCCAATGTGATATAACACCTATATCTATATCTTCACCATCTATACCTTTAATTGGTTTTTTTGGAG